GTCCGCCTTCTCCTCCAGGGCTTGACGCGCAAGCTCCATCCGTTGAGAGGCGATCAGAGTCCCGTGGCTGGTGTAGAGCAGCACACGGTCGTCCGTTGTCGCGGTGTGGAACGACATCGCGCGCGCTAGGTCGTAGGCGAACGAGGTCATCACCGTGTCCCTTGCCGGGACCAGAATCGCCACCGAGCGGCTCATACGCGCCCCGGGCGGGTTCTGAAGAATCTGTTGTCGGCGTCGTTGAGCCAGGCCTTCATGCGCTTCGGGTCATCCACGATGCCCTGCGCCTTGAGCCGGTAGTACAGCGGCATCGGGATCGACGCCACCTGACTCCACTCGCCCCACCGGGACCGCTCGTCGGTCTCGGCGAATCGTCGCTTGTTCTGCTCCACCAGGTCGCCGACATCAAAGACCGTCTCGATGGTGGCCTCGTCTTTGTCGGCGTCGTAGTGCCACCACTTCGTGGTGCCCGTCTCCGGGTCGTAGTCGAATAGGCGCTTGCCTGTCGAGTTCATGCTGCCTCAACTCGGGGGCGACGGCCAGAGTGCCGCCGCCCCCAAGTCTACATCACCACATCAGGTCGTGGTGAGGTCGGCGGCGAGGCCGTGCGCCTTCTCGGTGTGGACCTTGAGGCCCCACTCCACGAGGATCATGCGCTTCTCGGCGTCGCCCGTCTTCGCCAGCTCCACCGTCTGGAACGGACGGAGGTAGCAGACGCTCGCGTACTCGGGGTCGAGCACGAAGGCGTCACGCTCACGCTGGAAGCGGTTGGGGACGACCGACACCGCGCCGAAGTCGGACACATAGACGTCCGCGGCGCCGATGATGGTCGCCTGACGGTTGCCCGTGACCTCGCGGCGGATCTCCGCGATGCCCGCGAAGCCCGACACGCGCTGCTTGTTCACCGGGCCGACCATCAGCACCTTCGGGGTGCCGCCCTCGGTCCAGACCTTCTGGATGACGCTCTTGAGGATCGTCTCCGTGAAGGTGCGCAGGTTGGCGTTGGTCGCGTCCGTGCGGGTCGCGTTGGGGGTCGTGGTGTACGACGGGTCAGCGCCGCCCGTGCCCTTGTCGGTGTTGGTCTTGAGGTACGCGAGCAGAGCGCCGGTCTTGCGCAGCGCCGAGGAGATGCCCGCCGAACCCTGCGCGTTCGCCTGGTTGGTGAGCATGATGCTCTCCATGTCGCGCTTCAGCTCGGCCGAGCGCTTGGCGAGCTGGTACGCGAGCTCCGAGCGACGGCCGGCCTTGTCCACGCTCTCGAGGGTGCCCGAGATGAGCAGCGTCTTGTTGCTGATCTGCGTGTAGTTGCCGAGGCGCACGGTAGCGGAGGTCGAGTCGTAGGCGCTGATGTCGTCGCCCTCGATCTGCGCGTTGGTCGTGGAGGCCGAGGCGAGGGCGTCCGTCTGCCACTCGAAATACGTGTTCTTCACGTTCTCGCGGCCGATGTTCGACATGAACGGCGTCTCTTCCGGCGAGATGTTGTAGATCACGTTGGAGAGAGACTCGCGGATGCCCTTCGCGTTGTAGGTGTCGAAGGTGTTGCTGGTCTGGGACATGGTGTGTGTCTTCCCTAGTCGATGAACTGTTCAAACAAGGCAGCCGCGTCGCGCGTGCTGCCGCTCTTGGCGAGTCTCGAAAGGGCGGTCTTGGATGCCATGACTTTGGATGACTGCGGCGTGCTGGCCGTGCCGGCACGCATGGGCTTCGCCTTCTGGACGATGGTCGGGCGGAGCTTGTCACGCTTGGACATCAGCTCGTCGAACATCATCGCCTTGCGCAGCGCCAAGACGGCACGGGCGTCGTAGATGTCCGAGATCTCCTCGACTGAAAAGCCGAGTCTCTCGGTGGCATATTCGACGATCTTCGCCTTCTCGGTGCGCGCCTTCTCGGCGTCGCGCCACTCGGGAAGCGCCTCCAGGAGTTTGCTTCGCTCGGCCTCGAGTGTCTTCTCGGCCTCGGCCTGCTCTTCCTGCTGCTGCTTCTCGACCAGGGCCTGCTTCTGGGTCTGCACCCAAGCCGCCTGCTCCTGTCTCGACCGTGCGATCTCGCGCTGTCTCACCCACTCGACCGGGTTCTCTTGGTAGAGACGGTCCCAGTCGATCTCGGGCGGTTGCAGCTGCTTGAGGCTCTGGTCGAGCGCCTCCAACGTCTGCGCATACCGCTGCCGCTCTTCCCGCGCCTGGCGAAGCTCTACCTCGGCCTGTTTCCGGGCCTCGGCGATTGCCTGCGTCTTGCGCGTGTAGTCCGCGGTGCGGGAGTAGCCCTTCAGCAGCTCATCCAGCGGCACCTCGACTTCTTCCCCGCCAATCTTGACGCGGAATGTCTGGGCCGGCTGGGGCGCCTCTTCGGCCTCCTCCTCGCCTTCGGTCTGCTCGCTCTCCGCGTCCGACTCGCCGTCCGACGCCTCAAGCACCTCTTCCGTCACGCCTTCCGTCTCTTGCTGCTCGTTTTCGCCTTCATCGGCGGCGAGCATCTGCTCGAAGACATCCTGCGTGGCCTGTACGCTTCCCGGGGGTACACCCGTGCCGGTTTCGCTCATAACCCTATTGTGCGGGATTCAAGCGGTCACTTCCTACCGCTCAACTTGTCGATGTCCCGCTTCGCCATCGCGCCGGCGTCCACGACGATGCGCAGGTGGCGCTTGATCTCGCCCAAGATGCCGACCGCGAGCCAGAGCCGCTCGCGCTCCTCCTGGTCGGCGGGCTTGCTCTCGCGCCACGCCTTGAGGTACTCGGCCTCGAGGGTCTTGAATGCATCCTCCAGAGCGGGACTCTCGAGGAGCGCGCGCGCCTCCGCGCCGCGGCGCTGGTCACCGTAAAGGTCGCGCTCGGTCAAGCGAGGAGGCCGCTCTTCGGGCGCTTACGGCGCAAGAGCTTGCCGCCCTTGTCGGCCTTGTTGAACTCCTTCGCCACCTTCACCGGCACGCCGACCTTCTTGGCGAAGGCGGGGTCGTGCGCGGCCGCGGCCATGAGGCGGGCCTGCTTGGCTGACTTGCTGGGCATTACTTTCTCTCCAAGATTTTGACCTTCTTCTCCTCGCCGG